TTTAAATTAATTGAAGTACCATCAAATATAAGAGGCCATTCAAATCCATCTGAACCTAAGCATACACTTACACTTATTTCACAAGAAGGTCTATCTATATGTTCTTTTAAATCAGCAAACTTAGTATACATTCTCCAAAAAGCGTAGGTTGAAGAAAGTTTTAAACCAGATTCTTCTTCTATAATAGATTTTTTATTAAGCATAATAGATTCCATTAAAGGATCTCCGTAAAAAAAAGTGTCGCAATTTTTATTTTGTAAACAATCAAAACTATTATAATTTAGTCTATGTTTAATTTTACAATAATCTGCATACGTTTTAGCTTCTTCTTGTGTTAAAAAATTCTTTATTTTTTTATATTTTAAATCTTTTATAGTTTTCATTTATAAACTCCAGGCTACTATAGAAAGTCTCTTTCCCTTAACAGGTTTAACAGTATGGGGAAATAAAAAGGTACTTGGAAAGACAACCATTCTAGCAGGAGCTTTTTCAATACACCATTCATTTTCTCCATTAATATCTCTAAAACATAATTCGCCGCCTTCATAATCTGTATTTAAAAACATCAAACAAGTCATTGTTCTAGGTGCAGATGCAAAGTGATCAACATGATAATTATAAAAACCACTATTTTCGTATTTTAATAATTGTACATCAATTATATTTGTCCCTGCTACAGGTATAAATGTTTTTAAATCTTTGAAATATTTCTCTATATGTCCTGAAAAATTTCTTGAAAGTATATTATTCCAATGAACTTCTGTCATAGATTTACTTGTATTATTTAAGGCTTTGACATAAGTTCTTCTAACATCAAAATTTGTTTCTCCTTCATCAATTGTCGAAGGAGAAAATTCAAGAGTATCTATAACTCTCATTAAATTTTGAAACATATCTTTTGGTAAGGTATTATCGTAAACTTTAACAAAATCTTTTATTTCCATGATTTCTTTTTCCAAATTTTATTTTTGTAAATATTGAGATAATCTATTCCCCAAGACCAAGTTTTTTTAATTATTTCTTTAGTAGAAATTTTTTTTATTTCCATTTTCCAATTATCTCTTTTAAAAGGTATTACTTGAACATAAGGTGTACCTTTTTTAATAGTAGTTTCTAATGAAGGATATTTATCACCATTTATAACAAAAGGGAAGTTTATGTGACTATCAAAAGTATCTGTATCTACAATTCCAGGTATAATTGAAAAACGATCATCTGAGTTATTAAGAGGAGGTACAAATAAACATGAATAACCTGGTGGAGTTTTAATTATCCAAGGGTTTAGTATTTTAAATAAAGGTAAATTTTTATTTTTTTCTAGCAAAGGAGAACCTGCAACTTGGTGACCAGGGTGAACTTGAGGTTTATCAGTATTTATATTAATTCTTGCAGCGTCTGCGAAACCATATAAAAAATCCCCTACAAAATAAAAACTATCTTGATGACCTTTTTCTTCATTTCTAACATTATGTGCAATAACCATACTTACTGGTACATGTAAAACATATCCCGTAGTTAAGGTATCTAAAAAGGGCATGCAGCCTTTTACTGTTCTTCCTTTAGGAAGATGTTGTAATTTTTTATACCAATCAGGTATATTAAGTTTTATAGGTTTAGGGTAATCCTCTTTTAAATTAAAATAATCTTCTTGAGCAATAAACTCAATTTTCTTCTCAAACATACGAGAAGTTATATATGAACTATCTTAATTGTAAAGGATGAAAAGGAGTTTGCCCTTCACTTTCTGCATATTCTTCTAAGGATACATACATTGGAAATGATATTGTAGATTTATCAATAGAATTTAAAAAAGACAAATAATTAGAAACCGCAGAGTTAGTATTTGATCCTAAGTACCAATTTATATGTTGCTTAACATCTTCAATAATTTTTTCTAATACTAATGCAGTTTCAATGATAGGTACACCATTTCCTGGATTATCGTAAGGGATATATTCTCCATCAGTCACTTCATTTTCTTGTTGTCTTCCTTGTTCCGTAACAGTAGAGCCATCATAAGATACAGTTGATTTATTTAATCTTACGTTATTATAAACAGTATCACTTACATCTACTATGTCATATTGTGATTGAACTAAATTCATAGCATCTAATGTAGCTTGATCGGCTGCTATAGCATAAGGTGAACCGCCTGTTCCAAATATAATTTTTGCCATAATCTATTAAGCTCCTTCTACGTTTTCGTAAACAAATATGTAACCAGGTTGACCAGAGCCACCAGGTGAACCAGGGTTCATACCTCCGCCACCATTACCTCCATCACCAAAGAAAGCATTTCCTGTTGAGAATGGTCTGTATACGAAGTTTGCAATGTTTGTTAAATCAGTTAATTGTCCAGAAACTGATCCATTACTTCCAGGTGATCCTGGAGATGTTCTTGGAGCTCCAGATCCTCCTCCGCCTCCGTTAGCAGTTCCTGTTGAAAAATTTGTTGCTCCACCACTTGATCCTGGTGATCCAGTTCCGTTAGCAGGGCCTCCGCCGCCTGGGCCGCCTCCAGATCCCACTGAGTACGAAAATGATCCAGGTGCACCAAAAGCAAAACCAAAATAACCAAATCCTGCGTCTCCGCCTGTTCCTCCTTGACCTTGGTACATTCCCCCTCCTCCGCCGCCGCCGCCGCCGCTCATGTATAAAGCAACTTTGTTAGCAGTTGGATTTGTTTTAGAATAGTTACCACTACCTGAATTGAATTTTGTAATAGGAGAGTAAGGAGTTGATCCAGCACTTCCAGAAGAAGCCGCAGTAACTCTACCTTGTTGGTCAACTGTAATTGTAGCAGTAGTGTATTCACCAGGAGTTACCGCAGTATCAGAAAGTTTGTCTGGTGTTATTGCATCGTCAGCAATTTTAGCTGTTGTAATTTGTAAATCTGAAACTTTTGAAGTAATAATTTGATTATCACTAATTTTAGCCGAAGTAATTTGGTTATCACTAATTTTAGACGTGATTACTTGATTATCAGAAATTTTTGCACTTGTAATTGCATTGTCATCAATTTGAGCTGTTGCAATTGTTCCACCTAATGTGTTTAATGCGATTTCATTTAAATTAGTTCCATCAGAATATGCAGCAACGATTGCAGCTTCACCTGCTGTAAAACCACTTCCGCTTTCAGTTTTAATTGTAAGATTAGTTACACCAGTTACTGCTGATAAATCAATTATATAAAATTTTTCAATTGAATCTGGGATAGTTACAGTTGATGCTGTAGTTAATGTTCCAGTAAATTTAATTACCATATTTCTTGCATTTGAGATTTGTTTATCTGTCATTGCAAGAGCAACAGTTCCACCATCAGACAAGGCTATAGATTCAAAACCTGCGACTGCTTGTTGAATTAAGTTTAAGTTATTATTTGTATTATCACCCCATGTACCAGCGTTTTCGCCAGTTGCCATTAATTCTAGTTTTAGATCTGATGAATATGTTGATGCCATAAAATTTTTCCTTTAAATTAATTATATGTCGTTAAGCTGCTAAGTCAACCTCACTCCATGTTACAGGGGTTCCAGTGTTAACCTCCGCCCATGCAATAATATTAGGCGAGCCAGTAGCAGTTGTCAAGCCCACGCCAGTTGGAATAACAACAGCAGATCCAGTATTAGTTACTTGACCTACGCTATAAGTTGCCGTAGCTCCTGTTAAATCATATGAAGAAACAGGTACTATATCTCCAACCGCTCCTGTAGCCGATACTCCTGTAGGTATTACATCAGCGTTTCCAGCAGTATTTTCGTTACCAATAAATGTACTTAAAGATACTCCAGTTACAGGAACTTCTTGAATAGTTCCTCCAATAGCGTCTCCTTGAACGATAGATTGAGCTATTCCTGTTACTTCTACATTTGCATGTCCTTCTAATGATACTGTTCCTAAATCTTGAGTTAATAAGAAACTATGTGCAATTTCGTTATCTGAGTTAGCTGAAGTTCCAACTGGTGTAATAGCTGTTTGTAATTCTCCTGCTGTAGTAACTGTTACTGTAACATCAGTAAATGCATCTTCATTTCCTGTTACTATGCTAATTGGAATACCGTTTGCACCACCACCGATTACAGAATAATTTACACCCCAACCTAAGTTTCCATATGTATCTCTTCCCCAACCTTCTCCAATTAAGAATGTAGGGTCAATTGTAGCTTGTCCTGTTTCAGCTAATGCAGTAGCTCCTGAAGGTACTACAATAGCATTTCCTGTAGTGTCTTCATTTCCTATGTTAAATATTGAAGAAACACCATCAGGTAAAACTTCTACATCAATTCTTGATGCAGATGATCCAATATCTGTAGATAAACTTACGGAACCTGTTTGAACATCAACATCAATACTTGCAATAGCTTGTCCTGTTGCTGCTGTTAATTGTTGACCTGTTAAAATTACATCTCCAACAGATCCCCAAACTGAGAATCCCCATGTTCTTGCACCCCAACCATTATTTAAAACATCTGATTCTGCTTGTCCTACATTAGCAGTAAGTGAAAAACCATCGACTTGGACATCGGTTAATGTTTCAATTGAAACTGAACCTATTGAATTAGTTAAAGAAAAAGATGGTGCTACTATTCCATTGTCTTGAAGAGCATTCCATGCTTGCTCTCCATACTCTCCGCCTCCCCATCCTAGCTCAGGAAAGGCTGTTGAATTGCCGATGCTTGTAGAAGTAGAAAGTCCTTCAACTAGGACGACATTTACGTCAGTACCCCAGCTATTATCATTCCACGATCCTTCATTCCAAGCACCAGCCATTCATAATTACCTGTTATTACGATATTCTTATTATCGCTTGTGTATCGTTTGCATCAGGGAACTGTACTGTGAAAGTTCCTGCTGTTGCTGTTTTGTCTCCACCAAAGTCTAATACTGCTACTGCTTTTGAAGCTTCAGATGTATTATAAATTAATGCACCTCTTGCAGTTAAAGTTACTCCTGTGAAAGATAAATCGTTGAAATCAACAAAAGCTGTTGTTCCATTAACTGATACTAAAGCATTTACTAGTGCTCCACCACCTGCAACGTATTGACCTGTGTCACCAACTTGTCCTGCGATTGATACATCGTAAGAAGTTGTGTCAGCACCAATTGAAGATGATGAATCGTATAATGCTAATTTAAAAACGTCACCTGTTGAAGGTGTAAAATTGTGTAAACCTTGTAAAGTTTGTTCTTTAAAAGAATTACATATTGCGTTAGTTGTAATTGCCATATTTTCCTCCTATAAAATTTGTTTATGGCGATGGAGAAGGAACCTTA